GCACAACACCATTTCAGATGCACAGGCCAGACTGATACGCACTCTAGACCGTGCGGTCACTGTGGTGCCAGATCAGGATCGTGCTGGCCTTGAGCTGATAGATCGTGCTGTGGAACTGGGCTGGGCAGTGAGCATACCTGACTGGCCCGAATGCAAAGATCCAAACGATGCTGTGCGAAAGTACGGACGCTTGGCAACACTGCTAACTATAATGCAGGCACGTGAAACCAGCCGTGTCAAAATTGAATTGAGGAAGAAGCAACTTGCTAAAAGATTACTCGGTTGATGTGCAACGACTGTTTTTGGAAATGATGCTGGAGGACGCAGCCAGTTATGTTCGCGTTCAAAACATCTACAATCCAGACAACTTTGATCGCAGTTTGAGATCTGCGGCCAAGTTTATCAAAGAGCATTCGGATCAACACAAGACACTGCCCGACCGTACACAGATCTCAGCTACCACTGGGGTGAAGTTGGAGCCAGTGCCTGATCTCAATGAAGGACACTATGAGTGGTTCATGACTGAGTTTGAGGCATTTACTCGACGCCAAGAACTGGAACGTGCCATTCTCAAGTCAGCAGACCTGTTGGAAAAGGGCGAGTTCGAGCCCGTGGAAAAGCTGATCAAAGATGCTGTGCAGATTAGCTTGACCAAGGATCTTGGCACAGACTTTTGGCTGGATCCTGAAGGCATGTTCAGCAAATACTTTGATGCTGGCGGACAGGTCAGTACAGGCTGGGGACAACTGGATCGACTGCTGTATGGGGGCTTCAGCAGAGGCGAACTCAATATCTTTGCAGGCGGTTCAGGGTCGGGCAAAAGTTTGGTCATGATGAACATTGCCTTGAACTGGGTGCAGCAAGGGTTGCATGGTGTTTACATCACGCTGGAACTGAGCGAAGAACTCACTGGTCTACGCACAGCGGCCATGTTGACCAACATGAGCACCAAAGAGATTCGCAAGGACAAAGAAACAGCAGCTCTCAAGGTCCGGCTGGTGGGCAAAAAAGCCGGCAGCTATCAGGTCAAGGCCTTGCCGGCACAGAGCAACATCAATGACATTCGTGCGTTTTTGAAAGAGTATCAAATCAAGACCGGGCACAGAGTAGACTTTATCATGGTAGACTATTTGGACTTGCTGATGCCAGTCAGCGCCAAGGTCAGCCCCAACGACTTGTTTGTCAAGGACAAGTATGTTTCAGAAGAATTGAGAAATCTGGCCAAAGAGCTGGGTATCTTGATGGTCACTGCATCGCAGTTGAACCGATCAGCTGTGGAAGAAATTGAGTTTGATCACTCGCACATATCGGGTGGTATCTCAAAGATTAACACAGCAGACAATGTATTTGGTATCTTTACGTCACGGGCCATGAAGGAACGTGGCAAGTATCAAATACAGTGTATGAAGTCGCGCTCGTCTACGGGCGTGGGGCAAAAAATTGACTTGGAGTACAACATTGAAACCATGCGCATTACTGACCTGGCCGAAGACGAACAGTATCAAGAGTTCAAGAAACGGGCACCATCAATCTACGAATCAATCAAAGCAAAAAGCCAGATTGTTCCAGGCGAAGCCACTGCCACTGAACCCGATGAACCAGGCAAAATCTCTGCTGATGTTCAGTCAACCAAACTAAAGCAGTTGTTGGGAAAAATTAAAACTAGTTGATATGGAAAATATTTTTTGCCCGATGATTCATGGGGGCCTAAATGTTGATCTCAAAGTTAACAATGATCTTGGTTACAATCAATGTTGTTTGAGCACTACTAATTTGACTTTTGTTGACAGCGACCGAATTGATTGGAACTGTGATCAATTGGTTAACAATCGCAATAAAAATGACAACAATCAATGGCTTGCTGGATGTTGGCAATGTGAAACCTTGGAAAAAACAGGTGCAAAAAGTTTTCGAAAGTCAATGATTGAAAAGTTTGGGGTAGATAAAAATCTAACTGGACCGCAACGGATTGACTTATTGTTTGATCGTAGCTGTAATTTGGCTTGCAGAACCTGTGGGCCCAAATCTAGCACATTTTGGGAAAAACATTTAAAAGAAAATAATTTACCAGTGCGCAGTGCACCACCTTCTTATAGTGGGGGGAGAATCAAACAAATCTTGCAATCGTTGAACTTAGAAAATTTAGGCATGGTGCAGTTTTGCGGTGGTGAAACTTTAATGGGCAATGGTTATTGGCAAGTTGCACAGTGGTTGGCAGAAAATGCACCTAATCCAAAACAAAATCTTGAGTTAGGATTTCAAACCAATGGAACGCAACCCATCGATCCTAGATGGTTTGAAGTAATAGATAAATTTAAGTTAGTCAAACTAATGATCAGCATCGACGGTGTAGGAAATAAATTTGAATACTTACGTTGGCCAGCTAGCTGGAATCAAACAGTTGATAACATTATGACTCTGAGGGAAACATTGCCTAGCAATGTGATGTTTTTTGTTCAAGAATGCACAAGTTGTTTAAATTTACTTTATCACAGTGAAGTAAAAGATTGGGTATCCAAAAATTTCAGTACCAACAGAGAAGGAGACCCAGTTGAGCATACGACACAACTGGCCATGCATGGATATCTTGATCCTAAAAACATTACTCAAGAATATGCTGATGTTATTCGTAAAACATCAATGGCACCCGTACTTCCTGAAAATTGGAAGGAAAATCCTGAATGGATAAAATTTTTCCTCAAAGAAACTGAGAAATTTGATAAAATTCGGAATGAAGATTGGAAAAAAGTTTTTCCAGAGGTAGCTGAACTTTATCGTAGATATATTTAATTTATTTTAAGATAGTCATCAATGTCCATAGCTGCGACATCTGATCGATTGACCTGCAAGAATTGCGAACCATCTCTGCTGTAACGTCGGCCTTGGCCCACAATCACAGAACCATTTGAGTATTTGACAGGTCGATCCACAATGAGGTCTACATATTCGCCTTCGCCCACACCCAGGGTGATAAAGTGAATGTACTGCTGCCGGTCACGTCGGAACACTCGGCTGTTGGCTACAATTCCGGCAAATTGATAGTATTCTGAATACAGACTTTGTACGCCCATGCCGGGCAAGAAGCCGGGAGAGTTCCAGGCACCGTGTTCTCGAAAACTCTCCACAGGATCTTCGGTGATCCAGTTGTCGAAGCCCAGTTCACGCAGGTCCCAACCTGCTCTTTTGGCTTCGTTGCGATAAACCCAACGAGCATATGAACCTTGGCAGTGGCGGAGAGCTGCTCGCCAAAACTCGCGAGGATTGTGGGCCTTCTGATAGGCCAGAGCCCAGATCAGCCTGCCAAGATTCACCGCATGAGCACGACACAAGCCAAAGCCTGACAGGTTCAACATCTCCCGGTAAATGTCGTCCTTTAAGGGATGATCGCCCAGTCGGTTCATGAACTCCATGACTTTTTCTTCGTTCTTTTTGGCAAATGCACGTCGATACATGTCAGCTTCGTATGCGTTCACCCCAATCAGTTTCATGATGCGTTCTATGGCATCATCCTCGCATACAATGGCACGTTCTTTGGTGCCTTCGGCAGTCCAGTCACGGAACCAAGCTGCTTTGCGTCGACCTTCCATGGCCACAGGACGCACCAGAGCAGTGGCAAACACACAGTCTGCCACAGATGTTGGCTTGATAGCACGAAACAGTCGACGCATGGCCGGGCTTTCACCTTGTGTGACGCCTAGTACATCGCCACGAGCCAACAAGTCTGCTGTGGCTTCGTCTTCAGTGGGATATTCGTGTATCATGCGTGTGGGGTCGATTTCCATGAGCTGGCTCAGGCCGCGGTTGGCCAAGATATCCACTTTGAGATGTTCTAGGTCTTCAACTTCGTTTTTGTCCAGCAGTATGAGATTGTCTTCACGGAACAGGCTTTTGGGTAGCTGACGATCAAACACAATCACACCACCGCAGTGCTTGCTCAAACAGCGTGTCTTGCCCATGAGCTTTTTCTCTATGCGGCGTGCTTCGGTTTCGTCCACGCCCAGTTTTTTGTAGTCGATGTCTCGGGGCAGTCGTCCTCGTGCACCCAAACGTCGGGCAGCTTCTCGCCGTGCTGACTTTTCTTTGTATAGCACATAGTTGGATATTCGAGCAGTGCGTCCAGGCCAAGCGTCAAATATACGCTGCATGGCCAACTCTTGCCGGTGATGTGGCACGTCAATGTCCACGTCAGGCAAGTCATCTCTTAGGGGATTGAGAAAGCGAGCAAAAGGTATGTTCCACTCTATGGGATCCACATCAGTGATGCCCATGAGATAGCACACCAGGCTGGAGCCTGCTGAGCCACGAGTCATGTGGGGAATGTCTGAGTTGAGATCCAGCACACGCCGGATTTTGAGAAAGTATTCTGTGAAGCGTTGAGCTACTATTACTTCAAATTCTTCTACTAGTCTGTGTTGATATTGTTCTGAGTCCGGACAAGGTCTGCGAAATTGTTTCAGTAGTGCTTCTATCTGTTCTAGTTCTGTCATAAAATGCCTTGGTTGTTGCCTTACCCAATATTTACAGATTGGCAACACCCGGGCAAAATTATGAAGTCACGGCTTTGATCACTGCAAAGTTAAACACTGGCTGTTCAGTAGTGGTACCAGCAGTGGTAGCAAATGTGATTCTAAAGCTGCCTGCTGCCACGGCCGTTACATGTAAACGATACAAGTCTGTACCAGACTTTTGATTGACAATGACTGTATCAGTGGCGGCCACTCGGTTGTTGGTTACTGTAAAGCTTTGCCACGATGTGCTACCAGCAGCAGATACCAGTGTGATAGCGCCTGAGTAAGCGTCAATGGTCACCCCTGTGGTGCGAGACGTACCTTGAGTAACTGTGCTGCCAGCACCAGTGCCATAGCCCACAGCAGCCTGACCACTGCCCAGCAATGGTCGATTGAGATCAAACACAGTGACGGTGGTGCCCCCGTCGGCTGTGAAAAAACGGAACTGATAGGTGCCTGTGGCTGCAAATGTTATCACATTGCTAATCAACCCTTGTACACCCGATGTGCCCAAGCTCACAGCAGCAGGCAAGGTAACTGTGTAGGCTGTGTTGGTTATGTTAATGGCCAGATCAATACTGCCAGCTGTGCCCGATATTGGCCAGTTAGAAAAACTCAGGCTAATACTGCCAGTTGTGGACAGATACTGATATTGGCCAGTGCTATAATCAATGGCAATACTGCCGCTAGTGGCTGTGTTTTGCACATAAGTGTAGCTAACATCTTGCAGTTTGACCGCATAGATCAAATTGTCGTTGAGATTGTTGTCTAGTGTGGTGCCACTGAGAGCTTGCTTTAACACTGCCTTGTTCTGTAGGTCTGTGATTTCATCAGCAGCATACTGAAAATTGGTTTTGGTATTGGTAAAGTTATCTCTAAAACCTTGGGTATTGTTGGCTTGCCCAGCAACTGGATAAGTACCATCGATATTGTTGGGATTGATTTGACTGGTCATGTGTTTTCCTTCAGCTCTTGGTCTGCATTAGATATTTATTTACAGCCCAAAGTCGGTAAATAATACAAAGGCCCAATAACAAATGCACAAGAAAACGCGGAGCATTTTAGAAGAACTGGATTCGTTGTATGTGGAACGAGATCAGCGTTTGCTGATTGAAAATCGTGCCACAAACGTCATTGCTTCGGCCATACGATTGCTGGAACAAATTGAAGCCGAATACAGTGCCGAGCAAGCTGAAAATCTCACTCGCAAACTGCTCAATGCCATACGTACCAAAGATGCTGGCAAATTTTCACGGTCTGTGAGGAGAACTCATGCAGATCTTTGAAATCACTCTGCCCCGTAAAAAAATCACTGAAATATCTGCTGCGGGCACTGGCCTGGGCAGTTTTGCTTCGGGCCTGGCATCTACTCTGGGATCGTCGGGCGGCGCTGCTGCTGGTGTAGCAGGTGCCATAGGTGCAGCAGCCGAGCCCACACCCGGTGCTGGTGGATCAACATCACCTGACGTTGCTGGTGCCAAAATTGGACAACAAATGGCCACAACCTTGGGCCCACAGTTGCTCAAGGCCTGGAACACCGAAGTACAAAAATGGATGCAAACCTACGAAGTGCCCAGTGTGGCAGCAGCCAGCATCACTGATCAAGCAGCTTTGAAAGGCGCACTCAAGGTGCTGATAGACAAAACCCTAGATTTGCGTGACTACAAGCTATTGCCAACTGTGGTAGCAGACGATGCTGATACTCAAAATGCAGCCAAAGAACTTGTGAATTATATCACTGCTGGCATAGATGGTATTTTTGACATAACCAGTGGTGTAATCAAAGGCGATGTCAAAAATGAATTTGTGGCCTTGGTCAGCAAGGGCATTGGCCCGGCCATAGGCATGAAACAGTTCAATGCTGGAAACACCACTGGTGGTGCTGGCAGACCACAAGCAACCAAATCACTAAGCCCGGATGCTAAAAACTTGGCCACCAAAGGCGGCCTTGATCAAGACGGCATTAACAACATGATACAGATTGCCAAAGCTGATCCACAACGAGCCATAGCTGCTTTCAAAGAGCTGACCGGCATACCACCAACAGTAAAATGATACCAAGACTATTAGAAGGCGGCAATGTATTCAAAGACAAACAGGGTCAACCGCTGACTCA